CGACAGAATGGCAAGTCCCATCTCGGCCGCATGAGGGTCATCTGGGGTCTGTTCTATGGTGGCGAGATGAAGCACCTGATCATGTCTTCCAACCGAGCGACTGCGCTTATGACCTTTCGCGAGATCGCTTGGATCATTGAGAATGCACCGCATCTAAAGGCAGGCACAAAGGCTATCCGGTACGCGAACGGTGGCGAGCGAATAGAGCTACTTAACGGCGCAACACTTGACCTCGTATCCGATACTCGTGACTCATCTCGTGGACGCACAGCAGACTTTCTCTGGATTGATGAAGTTCGAGAGATAAGCAAAGAGGGCTACACAGCTGCGATCCCGACGACTCGCGCAAGGGCTAACAGCCAGACATTACTGACGTCGAATGCGGGTGACGCCTTTTCTGAAACCTTAAATACACTACGAGAGAGAGCGCTATCTGCGCCTCCTAAGTCATTCGGATTCTATGAATACTCAGCACCGCAATACTGCAAGATCACAGACCGCAATGCATGGGCGCTGGCTAATCCAGCACTCGGCCATACGATTACAGAGGAGTCACTTGAAGAAGCCGTTGCAACAAATAAAATTGAAGATATTAGGACTGAACTTCTATGCCAATGGATTGATTCTCTACAGAGTCCATGGCCTCATGGAATACTTGAGGCGACCTCCGATGCCACGCTCCAGATTCCGATCGGTGGCTATACAGTCTTTGGCTTCGATGTATCTCCATCTCGCCGCAATGCGAGCCTCGTTGCTGGTCAGATTATGGGTGACGGAAGAATCGGTGTCGGAATCTTGCAGACGTGGGAGTCGCAAGTCTCGGTTGATGACCTAAAGATCGCAGCTGAGATCAAGGGATGGGCTGATCAATATCGACCTAAAATGATTTGCTTCGACAAATACACAACGCAATCCATCGCTGAAAGATTAGCTAATGCCTCACAGATTACTCAAGATGTCTCAGGCCAGCAGTTCTATCAGGCTTGCTCTGACCTTCTTGATGGTCTAGTCAATGGTCGAGTAGTCCATAACGGCCAAGAAGAATTGATAAAGCAGATGAATAACTGCGCGGCAAAGACTAACGATTCGAGCTGGCGCATTGTAAAGCGTAAGAGCGCTGGCGATGTATCTGCACCGATCTCTTTAGCGATGGTTGTATCGATGCTACTAAAGCCACAACAGGTAGCGGCTATCTACACGGAATAACACAACATGTAGTGTATAATTGCCATCTATGGGTATCCTCTCGCGCCTTACAGGTGCAACACAGAAGACTAATGTAGAAGCTCAATACGCACCGCAAGTCTTAGGTGAGTATTCGCCTTATGCAATGCCCTTTCAATTTGCTTATGTTGGTCGCACAGAAGCTCTCGGAGTTCCGGCACTAGCTCGATGCCGCAATCTTCTCGCAGGTACAATCGGCACAATTCCATTGATGCTGCATAAGAAGTCAACAGGCGAGATGCTGGGCAGTCCTCTATGGCTAGATCAACCTTCTTACCATCAGCCACGTTCTGTCACTATTGCCTACACAGTTGATTCACTTCTATTTTACGGCCAAGCATTCTGGCAAGTAGTTGAGGTCTATCAAGAAGATGGACGACCATCTCGCTTCGAGTGGATTGCTAACAGCCGCGTGACAGCCACACTTGATCGCGATAACGTCTTCGTGAAGTCCTACGCCATCGATGGCACAACAGTACCGATGGACGGCCTCGGCTCACTTGTAACCTTTCAGTCACTTAATGATGGCATTCTAAATACGGGAGCATCAACTATTCGCGCAGCTATTGACGTGCAGAAAGCGTCTGTAGTTGCTGCTGCAACTCCTATGGCTACCGGATATCTTAAAAATACAGGCGCTGATCTACCACCTTCTGAAGTCCAAGGATTACTTTCAGCATGGAAGTCAGCACGTCAAAATCGTTCTACGGCTTACCTAACTTCAACTCTAAATTATGAGACAGTTGGATTCTCACCTAAGGACATGGCCTACTCGGACGCAATTTTCAATCTCGCGACTGAAGTGGCACGACTCTGCAATATACCTGCCTACTACGTCTCAGCAGATCAAAATAATTCCATGACTTATGCAAACGTCACAGATGAGCGCAAGCAATTCTTAACAATGTCCTTGCAGCCATTTATTTCAGCCATTGAGGATCGTCTATCAATGGACGACATCACAGCTCGTGGCAACGTTGTCCTATTCGACATTGATAAGAACTTTTTACGCACAGATCCACTTGTAGAACTAGCAGTCATTCGCGAGATGCTTGACCTACAGCTCATAACTGTAGAACAGGCAATGGGCATGACAGACCTAACACCTAACGGAAGCCATGGGATGATATATGAATGAGATGATTACATTCTCAGCAGAACTAAAAGCAGATGCAGCCGAGCGCACTATCTCTGGCAAGATCGTTCCCTACGATGGCGAGGTAGGAATGACATCTGCCGGAGCCGTAGTCTTTGAGCGTGGCGCAATCAATATCGCTGAATCAAGCAATGTCAAGCTCTTACTAGAGCATGATGCTAAGCAGCCGATTGGCCGCGCTCAATTTTTTAACGAGACAGAAGACGGCATTTACGCGTCCTTCAAGATTTCCAAGTCATCCCGTGGCACAGATGCTCTCATCGAAGCCGCAGAAGAACTCCGCACAGGTCTATCAGTTGGAGTCATGGTCAACGCAGCCAAGCCTAAGAATGGCGTGCTGTATATATCGAGTGCAGAACTCCTCGAAGTAAGTTTGGTTCAGGCAGCAGCCTTTAAGTCTGCGGCCGTAACCGATATTGCGGCGTCTGAAGATGAAGCCGTAGAAACCAACCAACCAACAGAAAGCGAGACAGCCACCGTGGAAGACACCACTTCAGCAGTCGAAGCAACACCTACAGTTGAGGCTGCCGCAGTTGAAGCTGCTCGCCCTGCTGTAACAGCAATGGCTTACACAAAGCCACGCATTGAACTAACAGCTGCAAAGTACGCAGAGCAATCAGTACGCGCAGCACTAGGCGATGAAGATGCTCGTCAATACCTCATCGCAGCAGACAGTACAGTCAATAACCCTGGACTCGTTCCAACACGTCAACTTAACGAAGTTGTCAACCCACTTGGCACAACTATCCGACCATCTATTGAAGCAATTACTCGTGGAGTATTGCCAGATGCAGGTATGACATTTGAGGTTCCAAAGATCTCAGCAATGCCAACTGTTGCAGAAACAGCACAAGGCAATGCATTTAGCGAGACAGATTCAACATCTGAATTCCTAACAGCAACTGTCAAGAAATATGCTGGACAACAGACATTCTCAGTAGAATTGCTAGATCGTACATCTCCAGCATTCTTTGATGAACTAGTGCGCAACATGGCCGCAGCTTACGCCAAAGCTACAGATGCAGCAGTAAACGCAGCACTCATCTCAGGTGCATCACTCGATGCAACTACGACAGTTACTTTCCCAACAGCATCCGAGCTTCTCGGTATCGTTGCTCGTGGTGCAGCTTCTGTCTATAACGCAACACTTGGCCTTCCAAATCCATTTGCTCGCAACATGATCGTCAACACTTCACAATGGTCTAACATCATGACACTTAACGATTCAGGTCGTCCAATCTACAACGCATCACAGCCACAGAACGCTGGCGGCGTTGTAACACCTACAGCCCTACAGGGTAACGTTGCAGGTCTCAACCTTTACGTCACACCTAATACAGCTTCAGGTACTGACACAGATGGATCAATCGTTATCGTGAACCCAGACGCGTACACATGGTACGAGTCACCTACCTATCGCCTTCGCGCTGAGTCAACAGCAGCAGGACAGGTAACAATCGGCTACTACGGCTATGGCGCAATTTTGACCAAGGTCGGCGCAGGCGCATTTAAGAATAACAAGGCGTAAGCCACACTAAGTCGCTGGCAGGGTAGTGCCCTTCTACCCTGCCAGTCTTTAGAAAGGATAATAATGAGTACTACGACAGTCGCAGAACTTAAAGCTGTATTAGGTGTCGGGACACTTTACGATTCCTCACAGCCTTTAATGCTTCAAGAAGTCTGCGATGCTGCCGATAATGCCTTATTGCCTTTTCTATGGATGAACGAGAACTACAACATAGCTCATAGCAACACGACTACAGAGGGCACACTTTTCTTTGACATACCTGTAGAAGATATATTCTATGTTGGTCAATCAGTGACAGTTACAAAGAACTCAGCACCATTCAATGGCACTAAGACTATTACTGGCGTGGACACTCAATCTATAACCTTTGCCGTAACTGGTAGCCCTACAGCTTCTGACTATCATCCGACTATTCCTTATGGCGTTGTATCCGGCGTTACACAGAATACTTACGCAACCATTCCAGCCGTAAGAGAAGCCAGCCTAATGGTCGCCGTTGATATCTTCCAGAGCAGACAGGCTCCTTCATCCGGCGGCGTCACCATTGATGGCTACGCACCTTCTCCGTATCGCATGGGTAACACCTTGCTCGCTCGCGTGCGAGGCCTCCTTGCTCCTTATCTTGATCCGCGATCTATGGTGGGCTAATGTCGACATTATCTACACTCCGCGCAGGTCTCGCAGCCGCACTTACAGATAACACTTTATACACAGTATTCAGCTTCCCACCAACTATGCCTATTGCTAACAGCATAGTCATTAGTCCTGGCGATCCTTACATTACGCCGTCTAATAATTCATACAACACAATCGCTCCCTTGGCTAACTTTCAGGTGTCGATCATTGTGCCTTTGCTCGATAATCAGGGCAACCTAATCGGAATTGAAGATGACATCCTGCGCGTGTTTAACCTGCTCGCTGCATCTTCATACACCTATAACGTCTCTGACGTATCGGCTCCGGCCGTACTCAATGCCGTCTCAGGTGATCTACTTACTTGCAGTATCAACATATCAATCCTAACGAGCTGGAGCTAACATGTCCGAGTGGGAAAAAGAGAGAGACGCCTTCCTGATCAAGATCGGGCAGGTTGCACCAACAGCAACAAAGCCAGTAACTACTAAGAAAGACGAGGAATAATCCAATGGC